TTAGATTTTAAACCTAGTCATTGCTTTATCCATTGCATCTTGGTTTACTCCTATATACCTTAACGTTACTCGTTCACTTGAATGATTGAATATCTCCATCAGCAAAGCTATGTTCTTTGTCTGCATGTACATATGATATCCAAATGTCTTACGTAATGTATGTGTCCCGATCTCTTCTAAACCAAACTTTGTTGCTGTGGTACTAAGTATTTTATATGCCATGCTTCTTCCGATTGGTCGATTCTTTCCTTGTCTGCTCTTAATTAAATACTCATAGTCTTCCATATCTTCAATGTACCACTTTAACTCTCTTCTTAATGCTGCAGTAATCTGAATACGTTTCTGCTTACCTGTCTTCATTTCACGCATTGATATATGGCTGCCATTTAAATCTCCAACCTTCAGTTTTAAAATATCACTAATACGTAGACCAGTATTAATTCCCATTACAAACAAAATATAATTGCGTTCATTCTTTTCTTTTAGATATTCTTTAATTTGTTGTATTTGCTCTGGATCACGTATCGGTTGAACAAAATTCATTATTTATTACCTCCAGTTTCTTCTGTCTCATAAACTTCTAATCCTAGTGCAAAAGCAAGTTTATAAAACGCTTTAGACTTCCAACGTCGATAAGTGCGCTCTGACATCCCTATCTCGTTATAAACCATGTAGTCACACACATCCTCTTCTTCTAAATAACGTTTATAAATAATATCTCTTTGAATACTTCCTGCACGTCCGTTTCCTAATCGATTTAGAAACTGATCAATACGTAATGACATTTTTTCAAGCCACTCTTCCCTTTTGCTTTGTTGAATATTTACTATAGCAACATCTTCTAATGGTTTTCCAACTGTATGTGTAGGACCATGCTCACGTATTTCATAAGAAGGAGTGACTTTCATTTCTTTACGCATCATCCCAAATTGTCTATGTATACGTATGCTTTCCAACACACCTTCTAATTCTTCTTGTGTCGCCGTTCTATCGATTTTTGGTAAGAAAGATAATTGTTTAGTCATGTAAGACCACTCCTTTTTATTTTTAAATTACTTTTGTCTTATTGCTCCACGTCTTCGTTCATAGCAAGGTCTATGCATCCCCATTAAATCTTCAATATCACGAGTGCTTAATTTCTCTTTTTGTTTTTTCTTGTTTTTCTTGTTTTTCTTGTTTTTCTTCTTTCCTTGCTTGGATTTCTTTTTCCATTCAAGTAATTGATCCTTTAACACCTTCATTTCCCCATCTCCCTTTTCAAAATAAAAAGGACACCTATCCCTAAAACAGCTTTTATTGCTGCTTTAATGAATTGGTGCCCTCTAGTTTTCTAGCCGGACTTTATTCGCTTTTTATTTTAAATATCCCAATAGTCACTATTAACATCATTAGTATATTTGCTTACTTCCTTCTCTTTCCCACACTTTTCACATGTATAATAACTAACTATCCCCATCTTACCGGTTTTAAAATTTTCACTGTCTTGACTTTTAATAAGTTTATATCTATGTATAATACATTTAGGTTCTTTTAATTTATCCAACCAATTTCCTAACATAAATTAATCCCTTTCCTCTCGAAGATATTCTTACTATTCCCAGCCTCTTAAGAATACCTTAGAAAAGATTTCCAATCAATGTAATGTAGTAGCTTGTTTTTCTATAAACAAAAGGATTATATTGTTGAGTTTTCTTTCCAACTTTCGCCTTTACGAAAATGAATATTCCAGGCTTGTCTTTCTGTGAAACCTACTTCTTTTAACTCTTTTATATTTTGTGGTTCTTCAAAAGTGCACGGCACACTTATTTCTCTACTAAAATCAAAACCAGATTCATTCGTTTCACCAGAAGGAACATCAGCCCAATCAACACTGCCCCTTATTTCCACACTTTCTCCATCAGGTGTTTCTATAAAAAATTTTGCATCGTGTAAGTTCAAATTCATTTCCCTCTACCTCCTGAATAAAAATCAACATTCGGTCAATACTGTAGACAACCCATTAAGTTACTTTCTCCTAGTTCCCCCTTGGAGAACCAGCCGAGCAGTTAGCTTTTGCTAGCTGCTCTTTATTTGTAAAAAGCACTCAATTAACTAGACTTACATATAATATTTTGAGTTCCTTTCTTTATAAAATAGTCGTTATAAAATGAGGCTCGTCACAAGAGCACTTTACTAAGTGATCTTTTTGTGTTCCGAATTAATATAAAATGAAATTTTTATTTAATTTATAAAATAAAACTGCTTGTCCACTTCGATACATTCTTTAATCCCCCTTAACAACCTTTGCACTTCCATATAATTACATTCCAACTTCATGATTTGCTTTTTGCAACCATTACCTCCTATGGCGAGCAATCATAGAAGGTAATGGTATGAATGAAGAAAATATTGTTTTACATGGAGTTGCTGTTGAATCAAGTTTAATCGATTCAACTCTCCTATCTATTCTTCGTCATTCACTTTACCAACAGAGCAACAGAGCAACAGGAGCAACAGGTTCAACGATATTGATTTAGGAAGCGGACTCTCTTATATATATATTAAAAGCTTTTTGAAGTGAACCCATGTTCCTTATATATTATGGAATGGGTTTATATTTGTGACATAAGGGCTTATTTTTTTATTTATTTTAATTTTCAAGGGCCTTTTTCTTATACTTGATTGTTAACCAATTCATAAGTTGTAGTGTGTAAGTGGGTGAATGATAAGGATGGTGTAAAAATGAGTGAATTTAAAAAGAAATTTCATATTCCATGTGAGTGTTTCCTCCCCCCTGTACCCCCACCTCAAGTTGGACCAACCGGGCCGACTGGACCAACCGGACCGACTGGACCAACTGGGCCGACTGGGCCGACTGGACCAACCGGGGCTACAGGAGTTACAGGACCTACGGGACCAGCTGCTACGGCATGTTGCCCATGTACGAATGTTCTTGATAACCCTGGATTTGATGAACCTGCAACACCAGGTACTCCAGTTCCAGGATGGATTGTAACGGGAAATGTTTCAGAAGTAGGATTTCCAAATGCTCACAGCGGTCGTTTTCTTCCAAATGGATCCTTGAGTGCTTTAGCTGTTTCTATTGGACCTGGTGGAATTATGACCCAATCTGTTGATGTGGGCGAAGGTTGTTGCTTTACCCTTTCTTTTGCTGGGGATATAAGAGATGGAGCACTCCTTGTTGCTTCTGTATCGTTTCCAGAACTTGGTCAAGGATGTCCTCCTAACCCTACAACACTTGGACCATTAAACATTCCGCACATTGTACCTGTTGCAAATCAACAACAAGCTGGCTTCCAACATTATACCCTTGTTGTGTGTATACCTGCTGATGTAACTACAGCATGTATTAGTTTCCAAAACTTAGCTACAGGTGGAGAAGGCGCAACAGCTTTTGTTGATAATGTTGTATTCCAACCTACTGGTGGACCTTGCACTTCATGTTCACAAAATTTTTAATATATTAAGGTATTTAAAGATTTTCGTTTACTGGCAAATTCAATAACTATTAAAGAGAGCATTCTAGCTCTCTTTTCATATTAGAAATCACCATAATCTGTCCCCCTCAACCTTGACTCCACTCACTATATATTCATTAATAAATTATTGGTTACTCTTCATTTCATTCCAATTACTATTTTATTTTAAATCTGCACTCCCCTTAGAAGCATACATAAGATATCAAGTGGTATTCTTTTTCAATATTATTTTTTATCCGAGAGCACCTTGAATGGCGCTCTTTAATTTTTAAATAATTACGAGAGCGGATTTTATTATGTTGTACAAGCACTACTTCACTTTATTAAATAGACTATATAGACATCTAAAAGAAGGGAGCTTTAAATTCATATGGCTGATTACTTTTATAAAGATGGTAAAAAGTATTATAAAAACCAAGCGCATTCGGATCATCAAAAAAATAACTGTTTTGTTGAGACTCATACAATAGGTGGTTCAGGAGAAAATTTAACTGGAAATATACCTACATCTATCGACCTCCTAGATACCACTCCACAAACAGTATTTGAAGATTTCACCAACAATCACAATAAAACATTAATTCAGTTATTTGTTGTCGGTATGAGTGCCCCCGTTCAAGTAACTATTCTAACAAGAAAATCTAGCGTACCAATTACTACTACATTACAACCTGTTCAAACAAAAATATTTCAAGTTGAAGATTTTAAAAGTCTTACTTTTACAAAGCAGGAAGGTCCTGCTAGTGTAGTTAGTTTATTTATTCAAAAAACATTTTGTATATGCTGTAACGATTCATGTGATGAATATTACCACGAATGTAATTGATAGATTAAATCACCAGAAGAACCCTTTATATAAAGGGTTCTTCTCCTTTCACTCCCCTCATTTCCCCGTTTTTTATTAAAATAACTATTTTGTTTAGTTTTCTAATAAACTCACACGTTGCAAATATCTAGCTAAAAAGTAACCGCTAAATCCTTCTAAAAACACCACTTGCGAGCCACTACTTGATTTGAATTGATCCGTCCGACAAGTCCAAATTTTACCGTTATAGTGATCCGCTTCTCCGCATGTATGCATCACTACCTTGTCGCCTATTTTAAATTCATCCACTACACCGAACGCCATTTGATACGCTTCTTTGTATTTACGTTTTATAAAATCAACTTGTTTCCACGTTCTAACGTTCCCGAAGCGTCCTTTCATGTAATTTATACAAACATGATCTATATCTTCTGGTGGGCTGGGGAAGTAAGTGGATGATTGCTTGCCGCCACTCGTTGTATAAGTCATATCTACGCCACCATTTTCATTCTTTATCATTTCAAATGTAGGTTTCATTTTCATTCCCCTTTCTTTAAAATTCTTTCCGGGTCGATCTCCCAATCTTCACAAATCTCGCATAAGTCAAATGCTACACATTTAGCTAATAACGCTACTTCTTGCCCGCCCTCAACAAAATGATCATGGCCTATTAAATTTGTCCAACCTTCTAATTCATCGAAATATAGCCAGATAATAAGTTGATCTCCACGCCAATCCATTTCCTTGTCTTCACAAAATTTATATAAATCTAGTTCAGTCATTTTCCGTTCCCCTTTTCTATTTTTCTTTATTTTGTCTGATAATCTTTCAGTTAGACCTGTTAGTAAACCTATAATCCAACCTAGTAAAAATATGAACGTATACCCCACTGCACCACCTACTTCCCGATCAAATAACGCTTTGGTTAAAATCTTTGATTCTGCCATTCAGTAATACAAGCTGGTTCAATTTCTTCAAATTCTTGTGTTTCTACATCAAGATCAATGACAGAATAGCTAGGTACTACTAAAAATTCTTTTCCACAAACGTTACAAGTAGGATCATCAAGTGCATAAACTCCTTTAATTGTGTCAGGATTTTGCAAATCAAAATCAGCATTTTCAAAAACTACAAGACCATTACATCCTTTAACGTTACATTTATGTGCTTCAATAGCCATTTCTCGTTCCCCATTTCTTAATAAAATTCAAATTTTATACCATTTAATTGACTAACATTGAATTTTTTGGGATTATATGATAATATTTATATATAAAATCATTACCCTTATAAAAAAGAGCTATGAGCCTTTCCACTCATGAACTGCACCCCAATTGTTAGACACAGTCTAACAATTGGGGGTGCAGTTTTTCTATGGCTAAATTTACATCTGATGAAAAAATACAAATCGTTCTACGTTATTTGAACGGAAATGAAAGTTATCGAGAAATAGGTAGATCGCTCGGTATAAATGACACAATCATTTTGAATTGGGTAAACCAATATAAACAGAATGGTCTGGAAGCTTTTCTAAAACGATGTACAAATTACACACAACAATTTAAACTAGACGTACTAAACTTTATGATTGAAAACGGTATGTCCTTATTTGAGACGGCAGCTATCTTTAATATTCCTGCCCCTTCAACGATTTCTGTTTGGAAAAAACAGCTCGAAACACAAGGAATTGATGCCCTTCAATCTAAGAAAAAGGGGCGTCCATCCATGAAAAAAGATTCAAATAAACAATTAAAACAACCTTTAGCTGAAGGGTCAGTCGAAGCACTTGAAGCACGCATTAAACAGCTTGAGATGGAAAATGAGTACTTAAAAAAGTTAAATGCCTTAGTTCAAAACAAGGAAAAATCACAAAACAAGACAAAGCGCAAGTAGTCTATGAATTAAGGCATAAATATTCGGTGAAGGCACTCGTGGAGCTAGCTACTATTCCTCGAAGCACGTATTATGATTTAGTAAAGAAAATGAATCGTCCAGATGTAGATGCCGATTTGAAAGCTGAGATTAAAGCGATTTATGAGGAAAATGAAGGTCGTTATGGTTACCGTCGCATTCGTGATGAATTAACGAATCGTGGCCAGAAAGTGAACCACAAGAAGGTTCAGCGCATTATGAAAGAGCTTGGGTTAAAGTGTGTTGTGCGTATGAAGAAATATAAATCCTATAAAGGAAAAGTCGGTAGAATTGCACCTAATATTTTAGAGCGTAATTTTCATACAGATGCACCGAATCAAAAGTGGGTAACAGACATCACAGAGTTTAAATTGTTTGGAGAAAAACTGTATGTATCACCTGTATTAGATTTGTATAATGGTGAAATTATTACCTATACAATTGGTTCTAGACCGACGTATTCGCTTGTTTCAGGCATGTTAGAGAAAGCATTGGAACGTTTACCTGAAACCCACCAGCTACTGATACATTCGGATCAAGGATGGCATTATCAAATGAGACAGTACGTCCGTACACTTGAATCAAGAGCTATCGTCCAGAGTATGTCTCGAAAAGGCAACTGTTACGACAACGCAGTAATAGAAAATTTCTTTGGGATTATGAAGTCGGAGTTCCTCTACATAAAAGAATTTGAAAATGTAGAGCACTTTAAAATAGAATTAGAAAAATATATAGATTATTATAATACGAAACGGATTAAGGCAAAATTAAAAATGAGCCCGGTACAATACCGGACTCATTTTTATCAAGCTGCCTAATGAAATAACCGTGTCTAACTTTTAGGGGTCACTTCACTCACGGCTCTTTTTTATTACAATTTTCATTTCATATCTACACGATTTTGACTAGCTTCTCGGCTAAATCCGTCTGGGTATCTCGTTGCTAATTTAGATATATTCATTTGAGCAATATCTTCTAGGGTATATCCCATTTCATGAGACATGATTGAAATGTAGTACAAGATGTCCCCTAGCTCTAAAGCGATTTTATGTGTATTTCCTTCTTCTTCTCCTGGACAATGAGCTGGATCAAATCCATGACCATGAAAAATTGCTTTTTTTACAACATCAGCAACCTCACCAGCTTCTCCCGTAAGACCTAATGCTGCATTTAAAACACGTCCACCAAAATCGTTATTTGTATTCCATGTACGTAATGCCGCTTCTTGATATTGATCTAATTCACTAATATGATTGATATTCATTACAGCTTGTCCTTCCTTTGATTCACTAACTAATTTAGTTGTTTCATATACACCGTTTTCCATAACGTTCATTTTATTTTCCCCTTCCTATTTAGCAAATCCCTAATCCTATCGGACGATTTTTAATTAAATACTTATCAGCCTGATCTATTACAAGGATAGCAACCTCAGCTTGATGTCTCCTTAACGCTTTTGCCATCTTTGGTAAACTCATGCCTTGACTCCACATTTCACGAAAACGAATTACATCTCTTTCATCCCAAATGAAGTTAGCTTCTTCTAAAGCGATGTATACCTTCAACCGTGATTCCTTCATCGCTTCATGATTTCTCGCTACACTCATAAGCGAACCTACTTTCTTAAAATGATTATTTTATCTTTTCAGTAAACTTAGTATCTACACGATCAACTTTACCGTTTATCCAAACAGCAACTTGCTCACCAAAACCACTCTCCGGTGGATTGAATGCTGTAACATTTCCATCCTTTACTATTAAAAGCTTGTTATTACTAACATCAATTTCTACTTTTTTCATATGTCCATCTCCCTTTTACTACCTCATGTACTCAACAACATCAGGTTTAAAGCCACTTCCTAAATAAACCCTTATCGGAATTATTTCTTTTTTATCCCTTGCTTCCTTACACAATTCTTCAGCTGTATCCCAATTAAAAAACATATCTACAGCCCGTTGAAATCTCCAAATTGCCATTACATATTGTTCAAAGATGTCATAACGATCATCTTGCTTAGTTGTGCGTGGTAACTCATCCGTACTCTTTGCATTCTTTGGGACTTGGACTCGTACATCAGCGTATGTATTGCGCCCAGTTCCTTTCTTAATATTGGCTTTCATTACATCGAATTCACAAATTGCTGGCTCTACATCGAAAATATTTAGTTGCTTAGGCATGTGCCATCCCACTCTTCTGAATAAGATCCAGTAATTCAATTGCCCCTTCCTTACTTAAAAACATTCGGCCACCTAGCAACTCTATGTTGGTTTCAGAAACTTCACCCGTCACAAAGCATGAGTTTTCATATTTTCTTAGAACAATGTTTTCACCCTCGACATGAAAATCTATTGTCGTTCCTTCGACAATCCCTAAAGTTCTGCGTAACTCTACTGGAATTACTACACGACCTAGCTCGTCCACTTTTCTTGCAACGCCTGTGTTTTTCATACCTTACTCTCCTTTAGTATTTTTATATTTATTTAGAATCTCATCCAAACGTTTCTTATTATCTTCAAGATCATCGCTTTGAGTTTGCTGTGGCTGCTGTATTGGCTCTTGTTCTTCTTGTTTGCGTAACCAATCCGGTACAACTTCCGTTCGTTTGGAATAACCTTTACCAGTACGTTTGTTATTTTTCTTACTCAT